TGGTATGGGCGGTGGTATGTATGGAATGCCTCGAACTCCCATGTTCGGGAATCCTTACATGAGCCAAATGCCCTTTATGGGCTATGCCGGTATGCCTAATTTTAGGAATCCAAATATCTTTGGTGGCTATGGGCGAGGCTTCGGTGGCTTTGGTGGCCCTGGTGTCATGGGTAGTTATATGGCTCCGATGTCTTACTACGGCAGGCAGCGACCTAGATTTGGGCGAATGCCGATGATGCAGTACTAGTGATGTATGAGTTCTGTTAACCTTGCAAATTATATTTTTGAAAAGATAAAACAGCTTGAAGAGGACAGAGTCAGTTACGTTTCAAGCGGTAATATCAAAGACATGGAGGAATACCGATTCGTCATGGGTGAATTGTCTGCACTTCGCACCCTGTACGATGAAATAAGGAAAGTGCTGCAAAATGAAGGAGACTTCGATGAGTGATCTGGCAACAGATACTGTCGCAAAACCATCCTTAACAGACGCATATATCCCAGAAGAAAACAAAGTTCTGGACCCGTCTATTCTGGATAAGACACTGATAGAACGAATGCCTAATCCGTCCGGATGGCGTTTACTTGTTTTACCTTACAAGGGCAAAGGACAGACTGACGCAGGGATTCTGTTAACAAAACAGACTACCGATCGCGAAAGTTTAGCTACTGTCGTTGCTTACGTGCTTAAAGTTGGCCCACTCGCTTACCAGGATGAAGGCAAATTTGCTGATCAACCTTGGTGTAAAGAGGGCGACTGGGTGCTAGTAGGCCGTTACGCAGGAGCTCGTTTTTCCTTAGAAGATGATGCTGAAGTTCGGATCATTAATGATGACGAAGTAATTGGCACCATTTTAGACCCCGACGATATCAAGGCTTGGTGAGGTGAATCATGGCAGAAGAAACATTAAGTGAGGCGTTAGCCAATCTAAACGACGACAATATTGACAGTGCGGCAGTGCCAGTGCATAAGCAGACTGATATTGACGATCCCCAGGAAGAATCCACATTTATTGATCTTGGTGAAGAAGATGAAATATCTCCTGTCACCGAAGATCAAGTTCAAGAAACCTTTGAAGATGGTTCTTTAGGACAAGATGACGCAGAGTTATCTGAAGTAGAGCAAGAAGCAAAGAAAGCGCAAAACCGTGTTAATCAAGCTATTAAGCAGGCTAAAGATTATCAGCGTCGAGAATTGCAAGCTTTGCAGTATGCCAAGCAGTTGCAGGAAGAAAACAAAAAACTATCTTCCCAAATACAGTTAGAGGGTCAACAAACTGCGCAAAACAATTTAGAGCTGTCTAAAAATTACAGCAATGAATTTGAAGGTAGAATTGATGCGCAAGTAGATGCTGCGAAAGTTGCCTTAAAAACGGCGTATGATTCTGGCGATCAGAACCTCATGGTTGATGCCCAGCAACAATTGGCTAGAGCGGAAGCTGAAAGGAATCAAATTGCGCAATATAAAAGAGATCTTGCTAAATACGAGCAGGATCTTGCGCAATGGCAAACCGCTCAAGCAAACGTTCAACAAGAATTTCCGGATTATAATCCGCAGCAAAATTATCAGCCTCAAGCGCAGCCTCAATATTCACAACCCTCTGAGAAAGCAACTTCTTGGGCTGAAAAGAATGAATGGTTCGGTGTTGATCGCATTATGACCAATACAGCGATGGCGATACATCAAGAGTTAGCTGAGACTGGAATTGACTTAGAGTCTGATGAATACTATTCTCAGCTTGATAACAGATTACGCGAGGAACTACCAAACAGATTCCAAGCGGAAAGCAACGTAGGAAACAGCGGCAAACCCGTCCAGACCGTCGTTTCCGGTACGCGCACAACAGGAACTGGACGCAGTCAAAATGATCGTAGGGTTGAGCTAACCCCTAGTGAACAAGCTTTAGCTAAAAGACTAGGTGTGTCGTTCAAGGAATACGCAAAACAAAAATTGAGGTTACAGGCATCATGACAGACAAAAAAGCTGTTGGATCAAACAGAACCCCTAGAAGTGAAGACGATAGGGAAAGGAAAGCGGCTCGTCAGCCATGGAAGCCACCTCAAGCTTTAGATACGCCGCCCCCGCCACCAGGTATGCGTTATCGGTGGGTGAGAACTCATATTCGTAATGAAGATGACAAAACCAATGTCCATAAACGATTTCAGGAAGGTTATGAGCCTGTGCATCCATCAGAGGTTGAAGGCTATGATTTGCCGACAATCGAAGAAGGGAAGCACGCTGGAGTTGTTGGCGTTGGTGGGTTGATTCTTGCCAAGATACCGGAGGAGACAGCGGAAGAGAGAAACGCTTATTACGCGCAGCAGACAGAAAATCAAATGACTGCTGTAGATAATAATCTTATGCGTGAAAGCGATCCTCGTATGCCGATAGAATCTCAGCGCAAAAGCAAGGTGACGTTTGGGGCTTCTGGAAAAAACGATTAATTTGATTGTGTTTTAGGAGAACTAAAAAATGGCAAATAATGATTCGCCTTTTGGACTCCGTTATGTACGCAACCTGCAGGGTAACTACAACTCTTCAGGTCAGTCTCGTTATCGAATAACGACTGCCGATGCGACTAACACTACCAACATCTATCAGGGTGACATTGTCACTCAGAATACTGCTGGTATTGTTACTCGAATCGCTCGAGCAGACGGCGGTAGCGCGACTAGTGACATTATTGTCGGTGTATTCAACGGATGTTTCTACACAGACCCAACCACAAGTAAGCCAACGTGGAGCAACTACTGGCCCGGTAACGCGGCCACAGATGCAATTGCTTTCCTTTATGACAGCCCTATGGATGTCTTTGAAGTGCAAGCTGATGCAGCGTTCCCTGTTGCTGACTTGTTTGGTAATTTCGATATTGTTGATAACACTGGAACTGGAAGCAGCAATAGCGGCATTTCTTATGTCGAGCTTGATGTTTCTACTGGCGCTACAACTGCGACATTGCCAATGAAAGCCCTGGATATTTCAGAAGACCCTGAAAATTCAGATGTAAGTGCAGCCAATACCAACGTGCTTGTCACCATACAGAACCATCTGTTTGGTCAGAAGCAAGTTGGCCTAGCGTAAGGGAGGCTGAATAGATGGCAATTTCACGCGCACAACTAGCGAAAGAGCTAGAACCAGGTCTAAATGCCTTATTTGGCATGGAGTATGATCGTTATGAGAACGAACATGCTGAAATCTTTGACACTGAATCTTCAGATCGAGCATTTGAAGAAGAAGTTCTGATCGTTGGCTTTGGAAATGCTTCTGTGAAGCAGGAAGGACAAGGCGTTCAGTTCGACAGTGCAAGCGAAGGTTTCACGGCTCGTTACACTCATGAAACTGTAGCACTTGCATTTGCGTTGACTGAGGAGGCTGTAGAAGATAATCTTTACGACCGACTCGGCGCTCGTTATACGAAAGCGTTGGCAAGAAGCATGGCACACACTAAGCAGGTAAAAGCTGCAAACGTACTGAATAATGCGTTTAGCTCAAGCTTTACTGGTGGTGACGGTGTATCTTTGATTAACACTGCACACCCCCTTGCAAACGGTGGTAGCCTCGCTAACCGTGCTACGACAATGTCGGATCTTAATGAAACGTCATTGGAAAACGCATTGATCAGCATTTCAACTTTTGTTGACGATCGAGACATGATCTTGGCTCTGCGAGGACTCAAGCTCATTGTTCCGCCTCAACTTCAGTTTGTTGCTGACAGACTGTTGGAAACCCCAGGTCGGGTAAACACGGCTGATAACGACATCAACGCAGTAAGGAACATGGGACTGTTGCCGGAAGGCTATGCAGTCAACCACTTCCTGACTGACACTGATGCTTGGTTCATCAAGACCGATTGCCCTGATGGGTTTAAGCACTTTGAAAGAACTCCGATCAGCACTTCTATGGAAGGTGATTTCGATACAGGTAATGTTCGCTACAAGGCTAGAGAGCGTTACTCTTTCGGATTCAGCAACCCACGTTGTGTATTCGGCTCTCAAGGGGCTTAATGTTCCACATGGAACTAAAAGAAAAAGGTGGTCTTTTGGCCACCTTTTTTTTATCCTAAGATATTAATTCTGAGAAAAAACAGCTCTAGCGACCGACTCAGCGGACGTTACGAAGACTCTAGAGCGAATCCTTTCGTAAGAGGTACATGTAATGGCTCAAACCACTTTTTCTGGTCCCGTCAGATCTTTGGCTGGATTTATTTCAGCAGGTAATGCAAACGTAGTTAGCTTAACAGCAGATACTACACTGACAGTAGCAGCACACGCAGGCAAGATTCTTACTTGTAATGATGCTGATGGTAAGTTCACGCTGCCCTCTATTGTTGCTACAGCGCCTGACAGAGATGATGACCCCAACCAAACTAACAACCTGGGTTCTTCTTTTACTTTTGTAATAGAAACAGCAGCTACTGACTTAGATATTTTAACTGACGGAACAGATAAATTCGTTGGTGGACTGTATATGGGTAAAAGCGATGCAGCAGGGAAAACATTTTTTTCTGGGGCAAGTAATGACGTTATAACCTTGAACGGTACTACTAAAGGCGGTATAGCTGGAACAATCATTAGAGTTACAGCGATAGCTTCAGCTAAGTATGCAGTAGAAGGTATTAACCTTGCTTCTGGCACTGTAGTAACACCTTTCGCTGACGCTTAATTAAACTAACATAGGGAGCAAGTAATGGCTGATACAGTCACTTCGCAAACTATTCAAGATAGCGAAAGAAAAGCTGTTCTTAAATTCACCAATATCAGTGATGGTACTGGTGAAAGTGCAGTAAAAAAAGTAGACGTTAGTGCGTTAGCAACAAACTCAAATGGAGATGCTTGCACAGAAGTCGCTGTATCCAAGATATGGTGGCAATGTGTTGGCATGGGCGTTGAGCTTTTGAATGACGCATCGACTGACACTTTGATTATTGGGTTGTCTCCTGACTCCAATGGTATGCATGACTACACTTCTTTCTCCGGAATCCCAAATGACGCGGGTTCTGGAAAGACTGGTGACGTTATGTTTACAACCATAGGGGCTAGTAGCGGGGATACCTATACAGTCATTCTGGAGCTTTTGAAGAGTTATTAATGGCTACTTCCGGATCTAGAGATTTTGAACCAGATGTTGCTGAATACATAGAGGAAGCATTTGAACGATGCGGCCTTGAGTTTCGCACCGGGTATGACGGGGTCACCGCAAGGCGATCCCTCAACCTGTTGTTTGCTGATTGGGCAAATCGTGGGCTGAACCAGTGGACCGTCACAAACTCAGCAACTACGTTAACCGAAGGCGATGAATATCTAGATTTAACCTCAACGACGATTGATGTTCTTGATGTTGTTGTCAGAAGAACAGAGGGCAGCACAACAACTGACATTTCGATGGAGCAGTTAAGTCGATCGGGTTATTGGAATATTCCAAACAAGTCAAGCAAGGCTAGACCTACCCAGTGGTTTTTAGACAAACAAATTACGCCTCGATTGTATTTCTGGCCTGCTGCTGAAAACAGCACAGATCAACTACTCATCAATAGATTGGTGCGCATTCAAGATGCAGATGCCAGCGTTAATACTGTTGATATGCCATTTAGGTTCTATCCTTGTCTTGCTGCAGGACTTGCTTATTACATTGCTTTGAAAAGAGCTCCTGATAGAGTCCAGATGTTAAAAGGATTTTATGAAGAAGAATTTCAGCGAGCAGCAGATCAAGACGAAAGCAGAGCCTCTTTGAAGATTGCCCCAGGCATTTCTTCTACTAGGAGGTCGTAATGGCTTATGCATCTGGCAAGTATGCAGTTGCCATATGTGACAGGTGTGGCTTTAGGTATAAATACACTCAACTAAAAAAAGAATGGACTGGGTTTCGAGTTTGTTCTGAGTGCTATGAACCTAAACATCCGCAACTTGAGCCGCCTAGACATCTTGCTGATCCAGAAGCTTTAAGGCATCCAAGACCCTCTTTGCCTGCTTCCGTTGTTGCTGGCTCTGGCGTTGTGCGAACAATCAATCCTAATCAGATGATAACGGTAACAGGCGACTCCATAGGTTCTGCGTTTGACGGTGTAGAAGCTACAGTGAGCGTAGGAACCGTAACGGTGACAGTATGAGCTTTACATATGCCCAGTTAAAAACAGCAGTGCAAGACTACTGTGAAACTTCAGAAACAACTTTTGTGTCTACACTGCCCACTTTTATTAAGGAAGCGGAAGAAAGAATATTAAAGAACGTGGAGATGCCTGTATTCAGAAAGAACCAATTGGGTTCGCTTTCTACAGGCAATACTTATTTATCTACGCCTGATGACTTCTTAGCACCATATAGCTTGGCTGTTGTTTCCAGCAATATTTATTCTTACTTGTTGTTCAAGCATGTCTCTTTCATTAGAGACTATTCGCCCAACTCAACAACTCAAGGTCAGCCTAAGTATTACGCTTTGTTTGATGACAATACTTTTATTGTTGGTCCTACGCCAGATGCGGTGTACAGCGTAGAGTTACATTACAAATATCGACCAGCTTCTTTGACGGCTGGAGCAGATAGCGGAACCACCTGGTTATCTGATAACGCACCTGACGCAATGCTTTATGGGACATTAGTAGAAGCTGCAACCTTTTTAAAAATCCCAGAAGAAGTTGCCTATTATCAGCAACGTTTCGATATGGCGTTAAAATCATTAGCGAACATAGGTGATGGTTATGGCAGAAGAGATGAGTATAGAAACGATATTGCCAGAGGGATGATGTAAGCATGTTTGATATGGAAATTAAAATGTCTCCTGGAGAGATCAATGTGCAAACAACCCAGGATCGAGGGCATACCACGCAAGAATTATCAGCAAATGCGGTAAATAAAATTATCAGCATTGCTGATACAGCGGATCCTGTTATCAGACAACAGGCTGAAGCATTTAAGGAAAGAATGTTCTACGTTATCTTCCACGCTTTAAATCAGGCGGTAGAAAGCGAAAGGACAACACTTTACAACAAGTTCAAGAAACAAGGTCATGATGATATGGCTGAAATATTGAGGAAACTGTAATGGCTATTACTCAAGCAATGTGTACGTCTTTCAAGCAGGAAATCTTGCAGGGCATTCACAACTTTACTAGCGGTAGCGGAGGCGGAACAACGACTACAACTGGTTCTGGTAATTCATTTAAGTTGGCCTTGTATACCAGTAGTGCAACTCTTGGTGCGTCTACCACGGCATACAGCACAACAAATGAAGTGTCAGGAACAGGGTATTCTGCTGGCGGTGGGGCTTTAACTAACGTTACACCTACAACGTCTAGCACTACAGCGTTGACTGATTTTTCGGATTTAACGTTTTCTAGTTCTACAATTACCGCTAGAGGTGCGTTGATTTATAACTCCAGCACTACGGCTGGTTCTGCTAATCGGGCAGTGCTTGTTCTTGATTTTGGATCAGACAAGTCTTCTTCGTCAGGAGATTTTACAATCACATTTCCTGCCGCAGACGCAAGCAGCGCGATAATTAGGATTGCCTAAAGTTGACTGATGTAACCGTCAATTTTGAGGGTTATAACAGTATAACCCAAGACTACAATGAGGGGGGCTACAATGAAGATGTAGCCTTCACGGGTCTTACTGCGTCAGTAGGAACCATTGTAGTTTCTATTGAGCCAGATATTCCGGTTTCTGGCGTAGGGGCTACTGCTTCTGTCGGTACTGTAGAGGTATCCCAAACAGTTAATGAAACACTTACCGGAATATCTGCCACTGGGTCTGTTGGTACTGTTTCTATTGTAGGTACTGCAAACGTATCCGCGACAGGATCGTCAGCAACTGTTTCTGCTGGAACCGTTAGTGTTAGGGGCGATTCTAATAGCGCGGTTACAGGTGAAGAGGCAACAGCTTCTGAAGGGACTGTTACTGTTACCGGGGATGCTAACACTTCTGTCACAGGGTTAGCAGCAACTTCAGCCATTGGTTCGGTTGCTGTTAGCGTTATACAAAACATTAACGTTAATGGTATTGCGGTTCCGATTAGTGCTGGTACTGTTACAATTATTGAAGGCTCTGGAGTCTCAATAAATGTTCAAGGTTTTGAGTTAGAATTATTAACAGGTGGCGTTAATATTTGGGAAAGTGTTGATGATAACCAAACAGCAAATTGGTCTTCAATAACTGATTCTCAAACGCCTAATTGGCAAGATGTATCAGATACACAAACAGCAGATTGGGAAGAAATACAAGCGGCATAAATTATGGCAGCAACATTTGTAAATAACTTGCGAGTAGCAGAACCTGGTAGCGGTGATACCAACTGGGGTGTTACAACTAATACATCGTTAGAGCTTATCGGTGAGGCGCTTGGTTACGCGACTCAAGATTGTTTTAGCTCTGATGCTGATGCGACAACAACGGTAGCAGATGGATCTACTGATCCAGCCCGTGCGCTTTATTTTAAAGTTACATCTTCCGCAACTCTGTCTGCTACTAGGCAGCTAACTATCGGCCCCGATACAGTATCGCGGGTGATGTGGATAGAAAATGCCACAACCGGGAGCCAGTCCATTCAAATCAGCCAAGGCTCTGGCGCGAACGTCACTATAGCCAATGGTAAAACCACAATCGTATACCTCGACGGTGCGGGTGGTGGCGCAGCAGTCGTTGATGCAATGGCTAACGTAAAACCCGGACAGTCAGATACATTAGCAGAGGTGCTTGCAGCAGGTAATACATCAGG